CTTCATCGAGCACCCAGATGATTACGAGGATGAAGAGTTGCCGCAACAACAAAGGACGTACTATTAATGGCAATAGACAAAAGTATCGATACTAAAAAAATGCCACAAGTTGAGATCGACGAAAATGTCGAGGTGGCTATCCCACAAGAGTTTCAAGAAGGTGGCGATGTAGATATTCAAATAACAGATGATGGTGGAGCAGAAATAGATTTTGACCCACAAGCTGCTGCGATGGAAGGCGGTCAGTTACACGATGCAAACCTTGCAGAGTTTATGGAAGACGATGACCTTCTTGGTGTCGCTTCAGAATTACAAGAAAATTACGACGAATATAAAAGTTCAAGATCAGATTGGGAAGATGGTTACATGAAGGGTTTAGACCTTCTTGGTTTTAAATATGAAAACCGATCAGAACCTTTTCAAGGTGCAAGTGGTGCAACACACCCTGTACTTGCAGAAGCTGTCACACAGTTTCAAGCATCAGCCTATAAAGAATTATTACCTGCAGCAGGACCCGTTAGAACACAGATTGTAGGTAAGGTAGACGCTGCACGTGAACAACAATCACAGCGTGTAAAAGATTTTATGAACTACCAGTTGATGGTAAACATGAAAGAGTACGAACCAGAGTTTGATCAGATGTTATTTAATCTGCCTCTTGCTGGATCAACTTTTAAAAAAGTTTATTTTGATTCTGTTCTTGGTAGAACAGTTTCTAAGTTTGTACCCGCTGAAGATCTAGTTGTGCCATACAGCGCAACATCATTAGAAGATGCAGAAGCAATCATTCATGTTGTAAAAATGTCAGGCAACGATTTACGTAAACAACAGATTTCTGGTTTCTATAAAGATATTGATATTGGCGAACCTTCTTTTGATACAAGTGATGTTAAAGAGAAAAAAGATAAAATAGATGGTGTTTCACGTGGTGTATCTGCTGAGATGCACACACTGCTCGAGTGCCACGTAGAATTAGACCTGAAGGGATATGAAGATAAAAATATTGAAACAGGTGAAGAGACAGGCATCATGCTTCCATACATTGTAACCGTGCACGACGAAACGGGGAACGTGCTTTCTATTCGTAGAAACTACGGTGCGCAAGATCCAATGAAAAAGAAAAAAGAATATTTCGTACACTTTAAGTTTTTACCAGGACTAGGCTTCTATGGGTTCGGCCTCATCCACATGATCGGCGGATTGTCAAGAACTGCAACTGCAGCACTAAGACAATTACTAGACGCCGGCACCTTGTCAAATCTACCAGCCGGATTCAAACAAAGAGGCATCAGAGTCAGAGACGAAGCTCAACCGTTGCAGCCGGGCGAGTTCCGTGACGTTGACGCTCCTGGTGGAAATCTTCGGGACGCGTTCATGCCGTTACCTTTCAAAGAACCAAGCAGCACGCTCCTTCAACTGATGGGCGTGGTTGTACAAGCAGGACAACGTTTTGCATCAATCGCTGACATGCAAGTCGGTGACGGTAATCAAAACGCAGCAGTAGGCACGACCGTTGCACTCTTGGAACGTGGATCGCGGGTTATGTCTGCAATACATAAAAGATTGTATCAAGCGATGAAGTGTGAATTTATGTTGATCGCCGATAACTTTTCAACATTTTTACCAAAAGCGTATCCGTACGACATCGTTGGTGGACAAAGAGAAATTTTTGCAACTGACTTTGACAACAGAATAGATATTATACCTGTTGCAGATCCAAACATATTTTCACAGACACAAAGAATTACAGTTGCACAAACAGAATTACAAATGGCAATGTCAAACCCACAGATGCATAACTTGTATCAAGCGTACAGACACATGTACGAAGCACTTGGTATAAAAGATATTGACGTTTTATTACCACCACCGCCACAACCAAAACCAATAGACCCTGCAAGTGAAAATATTTTGGCGTTAAATGGTAAAAAGATACAAGCTTTTCCAAAACAAGATCATCAGGCGCACATGAGAGCGCACATTGAGTTCATGGGGACGATGATGGCACGAAATAATCCAAAATGTTTGGCAATTTTACAACAAAACTGCATGGAACATATAAATTTAATGGCTTCAGAGCAAATTGAGATAGAATTTGCAGAAGAAAACAGAGAATTAGTGGCTATACAGCAACAAATGCAGTTGTTGGTGCAACAATTAGGGCCTCAGGTACAGCAAAATCCTGATTTTGTGCAGTTTCAACAAAAAGTACAGTCAATACAGATTGTAATGGAGGCTAGGAAGTCACAATTGATAGCAGAATTCATGCAAGACTACGCAAAAGCAGAAAAAGAAGTTCTTAACCAAGTAGAAAATGACCCAGTTCTTAAATTAAAAGACAGAGACCTTGATCTTAAGGCTCGTGAAGAGCAAAGAAAAGAAGAAGAGGCACAAGAAAAATTAAATCTTGATAGAATGAAGCTGATGCAGAATAAAGAATTATCAGAAGAAAAGTTGGAACAAGATGATAAACATGCTAAGTTAAGAGCAAGTATTTCACTCGCTAAACAGGGGATAAGTAATATGCAAGCTATCGTTAAGGAAACAAACTAATGGCGGGACACAACGTTGGTAGAGGAATGGAATCTCTTGGTAAGAGCAAAACAAGCAAAGCTCCAAAAGGCGGACCTAGAGACAGGAATTTAAAAAGAACTCAAGATTTTAAAAAGACAGAGGCTGGTAAAGCAGCCATTGAAAAAGGTCTTCGAGAAAAACTTGCTGGTGAAGGTGCGTCTGATGTATCAAAATATGATGCTAAAACAGCTGCTGCTATACAAGCTTCAGATTTTAGAAACTCTCCAATTGGTAGAAGTTTACTAGCTGACCAATTTAAAAGAGGAGATATAACCGCAACAGCTTTCGCCAATGCATTGCAAAACATGCAAGAGAACCCAGGCGACAGGTCTTTAGCAGAGCGGAGACAAATTAATCAACTTCTAGGATTAAACCCAACTTCAGGTATGGGCATTTTAGACAGTTTGAGATCAGGTTTTCAAGGTGAACAGTTTCAACAAGATAAAAAAAGGTTAGGACAACTAGCAAGTTTGTCTCCTGTTAGACAGGCCATATCATCTTTGTTTGGTTTAAAATCAGATGCAGATCCAACCACAGCTCAGATGTTAGGTATATCTCCAGAAGAGGATGCAAGGCTAAGACTATTTAGCAATCCCGATTTACAAAACTTTCAATTTAATGAATTGTTAGATGATTTAGATGATCCTGCACCAGAACAAATTATGGCAGCTCCAATTACAGAAGTTGAACAGACACCTTTACAAACAGTTCCAACCACAGAAACAGATTCAAGTGGTTTAGCCGGCCCGTTAATAGGAGGTGGTATTTTAGCAACCGCACTTGGTGCAAAAGCTTTAACAGGTCCACCAAGAGACGTAAGATTTAAACCAACCGTTAGAGGGCTACCAGGGATTCCTGGTTCAGGATCAGCGTATGGCACCGTAGCGAAAGAGGTAGCTAAATCACCGGGCATCTTTAGTAGGTTTATATCGCCGTTAGCTAAACCTTTAGCGGTTTTAGGAAGCCTACCAGTTTCAGCCGCTGCTTTTTCTCTCACACCAACTGAATTAGCTGCAGGTGATTTTCCGATAGACCCTATTACAGGAATGCCTGACTATTCAGGAACAGATATTTTTAATCAATAATGGCAATTTCAAGACAGCAGTTATCAAAAACAACTGACAAAAAACAGAAGAAAGTCAGTAAGGTAATGCGTGAATTTAAAAAAGGTAAATTAAATATTGGAAAATCTAAGAAAAAGGTTAAAAATAGAAAGCAAGCCATAGCTATCGCACTTAACGAAGCTGGTGTAAAACAGAAGAGGAGACGAACATGATCGAATCAATAAAAGAAAAAATTATGCATTACTGGACAGACCACAAGTGGGTCACTGTTGCAGTTGGTGTAGTAGTTGTAGTTCTAATACTAGGCATAATCACATAATCACATGATACTTGACGTAGTCAAACTAGCAATAGGCGCTGGCACACACATAATGAAAAACAGACAGCAGCGTAAAATGCT